TTTATTACATATTTCTATTAAATTAATTACCACTCGAGGGCTTCGGAAATGACAGGGAATTCTTCCTTGAAAATTTGCTTGATCGCATTGGCGACTTCCGCATGTTCTTTTTGAGTGCCGTTGCTTGCTCGAAGATTGATATAAAAGATCCACGACCGAACGTTTCCTGTCATATACAGCGTGGTCGGCGTCGCCAGCGGAAGCACGAATCGCGCAGACTCCTTGGCGACGCCTTTCTCGAGTGCCTTTTCATACAACTCGACAGATGTCTCGTACAACTTCTTCTGTTCGTCGCTGAACCACTGATGCAGCTCGATGTCGTCCGTCATGATAGAGTTCTGACGATTCTTAGTATCCTGCAAGCGCGCCTCCACGGGAGGAATCGTGACATCCACCTTCGCATAACGCTGACTGAACTCCTGGAACGTAAAGCTCCTGTGACGAAGAACCTGGGCAGCGATTGCCCGCGTAGTTTTAATTTCCACCGTCATACCCACAGTCTCGAAGACCGAGTAATGCCCGTGGTTCAGGCAATATTTCAGTAGTTTGGGAGCAGACGCATGGCTCATCTGGTTCTGAGGCGCGGATACGCGTGCGGCATACGCAATGAGTTGCTCGGCGCTCTCGACACCGGCCACGCGAGGAGAAGTGATGGCGATCAATTTGGCAGACATATTGTTTGGTGATATTTTGTGTATTCAGTTGTCTTAAATTATATTGCTTGACGATATGTTTACATATCAACAATAATTTCTGTAATAAACTATTTTCAAAAAAAAAAAAAAAATAAAGGATATACGGCTATACGTATCACGGCACACTATATCGTATAGCCGTTTTATTAATTTAATAATGTTTGTATAAAAATACATCAATGGTTAAAATAGTCACCGGGACTTTATATTCGTGCGAATGTGGTTATGAAACATTATCATCCGACCGTGCTTCTAAACATTCAAAGACCAAGAAATGTGTTCATCACACTATGAACAAAAAGGAGATGCGTTTTGTGAGTGAAGAAGATTATATGGCCAAGTCTTCTTCTTCTTCTTCTGTTGTGAATAATACGATTAATTCAGGAGATCATAGTAATATTTCTCAAATGAATATCACCATCAATCTCACGGTTCCCGATAAATCCGTGGTGTCTTCGGTATACGATGCCGTCAAGAACCCAGACTGCGTTCGAGAACTCAAATACGCGGACCCTCAAGAGATACCGGCTATATTGTTCAAATATACTCGTGGCACATGCGCAGATAGACAATATATCAAATACGATCCCGATAAAAACACGGTGTTGCACAAGGATCCCGTCACCGGAAAAGAAGTCGCCAAAGATCTGAAGAAATACAGGAACGAATATCTGGTGAAGAACGCGGATGTATACGACGACACGTATCACATCCAATATATGCCCAAAGAAATTCAACGAAACATGAACGAACTGGCGAGACCCGCGTTTGATACCGGCAAAAAGAAAGACGACCCAATCCCGGCAGCAAACGTGATAAAGATGTGTGCGAGCGGCGATCATCGAATGTATAAGCTTCCGCACGACAGCAAGAAGTTTTACACGGACGTTGTGGATAATGTAGACAGAGAGATAAAACTAACGTAAAATAACTTAATATCACACACGTGTAAACAGTAATGAACGTTCTTGACAAGCTCAAAGATATCCCCGAAGAAGAATACATCACGTGCCAGAGGATCGTGGAATTCTGCAGAGAAAATAACATCAATTATGTGAAACCGGACCCTATAAAGTATCGCAAACATTACGGAAGTCAGTTTATAGTGACGAATGGCGGCTGGAATAGATTCTACGATATTGTGGAACTCACCAAGATCCCGGTGCTCGTCACAGGATACTCGGATCATCCCATCGACCACATGGAAATTGATCTACTGGAGCAAACAAACTTGAAGGCATGGTTCGCGAATAACGTCAATATTCGCCATCCGAAATTGCACGCTGTTCCTCTCGGTCTTCCCAACGAGGTCGACTACGCCATTCAAGGAAATACGAGGGCTATATATGAGGTCGCGCAATCGCCAAAAGTAATCAAAAACCTCGCGTATATGAACTTTAAGATCGAAACGTTCCCGGCAGAACGGAGACGAGTTCACGACATGTTTATTAATAAACCGTGGGTGACGAAGGGAGGTCTTAATTGTGATGTGGACGGTCACAAGCAGTATCTGAAGGATATTCAGTCTCATAAATTTTGCATCTGCCCGCGTGGAAATGGATTCGATAGCCACCGTCTGATGGAGGCGCTGTATCTTGGAACGATCCCTGTCGTGAAGAAATGCATCGCGATGGAACAATTCTACGATTTCCCCTGTGTCTTTATTGACGATTGGAACGATGTGACGGAAGAGTTTTTACATAAGAAGTATGAAGAAATCATCAACCGCGAATATGATCTGAGTAAATTATATGTCTCATATTGGAACAAAGAAATCGTCGTATCGGTTTAATCAAAATCGATTTCACATCCGAATGTTCTCTCCATGAATGTGTCGATTTTGGCAATATCATCCTGGACAATGTCGAAGATCTCGTGGTTGGACGATATGTCGTATATGGTATTGATCGCGAAGACCACTCGTTCCATTGCGGAACGCCCCCGGCCTGCGTCACTCACAATACCTTCCAGTCGTTTCATGTGCTTCTTGACACGATACTCGTGTTGCAGCGTGCACAGGATTTGAAACATTGTGAATGCGGTGTTGGCGATCATAATTCCACACGCAGTGGGGTTCGAAATACGATCTTGCTTGGAAACTTCGCCATTGAAGTGAGCGAAATCCTTGAGAGACATCATGATATTTCTGGAAAGTGGCTCGTCGCACACTTCTCCGAAGATATCATGATATTCGTTTTGGAGTAGCTTCTTGAGAGTCTTCCTGAACGCGATGAAGAGTTCCTTCTCGATACTCATGGAATCCGACTCGTTGAGGTTCATGACGATGGGGGCAAACATTTGCGATTTAGTTGTGAGCACTTTGATGTGTAATTTAATGAAAATGAGATGCGAACCATGTATTTATAGACAAATGAGCACAAACATAATTATCGTTTGACCCCGGTGAAATTATGCAGCACGAATCCATTGAGTGGCTATCATTTTAACGCCACGTTTAACAGGCATCCCGGCGTGTAATGTCTGTTTGTATAGCTGCAAGTTTTTCGGGTTTGATACCCAGAAAAAAACAGCGGTTCCTTGCTCAGGGGTCACCGACTTTTTCAGTGTCTGGAAGTCTGTTTCGCCGCCAGATTCAGGCGCTTTTAGATACACGAGCATCGTGCATATACGTTGATTCGATGGGCAATTATCAGTGCAATCATCGCCGTCGAAATGATGATAATAGTATCCTCCCTTGGTGTAACGTGCAACCTGTATATCCTCCGTGGAATACTTCCCTACATGCGGATACTTGGACAAGAACTCTTTCGTTTTTTCTCTCAATTTGTCGGATACAGGATGTTCGCCGCCGACGAACCAAGTTTGTCTGCTTTTCCGAGAGTCCAAGTCGAGCTTCGCAGGGTCCTCTTCTGTGCCTCCCCCAACCTCGGAAACTTCGAGTCCTTTCTTCATCCCAGCCGATGCCAGGGATTCACATTCACTACGCGATAGAAAATTGGGGATAACCGTTACGTACTCTTCCGGCTCTGCATTTACAAATGTTTCTGGAACTGTGTAAAACAAGAACATAGAAATGCAGACCATGATAACCAACACCCATATGGAGACAGTCATCTTATTAATTATATGATATTATTATATTTTGTATACTTATAATGCATTTCTTATGGTACGTTTTGTTCGCGTTCATCGCATGGCTCGTCATCGGGTTCGCGATCGGCAGGTACCTTCGTTCCCAATTTTCGATCGGATTGAATCCCAAAAAAAATGTTAAAAACATGTGATACTCGAGTGGAATATATTGTATTCAGATGAGGTACGTCTTCCGGTTACTTTCTCTGATCATATTTGCAGCTGCTAGAATGACCGCTTCGTCACCTTTGTCTATGATCGAGGCAATCAAACCCTCGGAGCTCGCAGTGTTCAAGTTCACATACGCACCATCGGGGTCCATACTTTCATATGCTTCGCGTGTTTGTTTGTCAATTTTTTCGCGAACGTAAAAAACGACCACGATCTTCGGATTGCCGGTCTGAACAGACCACACACGGTTCATAGATGGGTTCTTCACTCGAATATACCTCCCTTCCGGACATTTATAGATTACCACACCACCCCATAGATACTGCGGGGCCTGTCCTTCCTTTTTCTGTTTATACCGGATGAAGTCTCCAACATTTACATCGTCCACGCTATCGCATTTGGTATATCCCTTGAGGAATTCCGCAGAATGAAATTCTTTATTGGTAAGTTTCTTCGCAGGTTTCTTCACGAATACAATGTCAGTATCGCGAATCTCGTTCTTTACAGTCGCAAGACGATCCTTGAGATCATCGAGGCGTTT